TCAGGAACAACAAACGTTGCTATAGGCACAAGTGCATTAGCTACTAATGATACAGGTAGTTCTAACATTGCTATTGGTAAAGATACATTAAAGGCACAGAGTGGAGCAACAGATGATAACATAGCTATTGGTGATCAAGCACTAACTGCTAATACATCAGGCACAACAAACGTTGCTATAGGCACAAGTGCATTAGCTACTAACGATACCGGTAATTCTAACATTGCTATTGGTAAAGATGCTTTAACTGCACAGAGTGGAACAACAAATGATAACATAGCTATTGGTGATTCAGCACTAACTGCTAATATCTCAGGTACACCAAACATTGCCATTGGATCTAGTGCATTAGCTGCTAACGATCAAGGTAATTCTAACATTGCTATTGGTAAAGATACATTAAAGGCACAGAGTGGAACAACAAATGATAACATAGCTATTGGTGATTCAGCACTAACTGCTAATACCTCAGGTACACCAAACATTGCCATTGGATCTAGTGCATTAGCTACTAACGATACCGGTAATTCTAACATTGCTATTGGTAAAGATGCTTTAACTACACAAAGTGGAGCAATACATGATAACATAGCTATTGGTGATCAAGCATTAACTGCTAATACATCAGGCACACCAAACATTGCCATTGGATCTAGTGCATTAGGAAGTAATACTTCAGGTGCTCAAAATACTGCTATTGGATATCAGGCATTACAATCAAATACAACTCAAAGCAATAATACTGCTATTGGATATCAGGCTTTGAGAAACAACGTGGCGACGAAAAACATTGCTATTGGTGATAGTGCAATGTCCACAACTGGAAATATTACAGGTAATCAAAATATTGCAATTGGTAATGGAACATTGACAAGTTTAAGCAGTGGAACTGATAATATCGCATTTGGTCATAGTGCTTTGGATAATGTTAGTACTAAAACTCAAAATATAGCTATTGGTACATCCGCATTAAAGAATACTGATGAGGATGATAATATTGCTATTGGTTTCGAAGCATTGAAAAACAACACATCATCTGGTGGTAATCCAAATCTTGCAATTGGATCTAGTGCATTACTTACTAACAATGGTGGTGGTGGAAACATTGCCATTGGAAAAAATACATTATTAGATAATACTAACGGTGATGGTAATATTGCTATTGGAGTTCTGGCGGCGGCATCAAATACTACCGGTGATGGTAATATTGCTATTGGCGATAAGGCATTACTAAACAATACATCAGGTAATGATAATATAGTCATTGGGAAGGGGACAGTGCTCCGTACCGGCCTCAGTAAAAATATAGTTATTGGAAACACTTCTGATGTTAAAGCGAATAATGACACTAACAGCATTGTTATAGGTGATAGTCAAACTGGTAAGGGTTCCAAAACTGTAGTTATTGGGGGAGCTGATAATGGTTTCTTCGTTCGTGATGCAGCCGGCACTAACCCAATATTTGAAGCATCTGGAAACAATGTTCGAGGTTACTGTCTTCCATCAAGAACCAACCCATTCTTTGATGTTCAAACAAATGTGGGTAGTAATGAAAAACATGCTCGCTTGATACTACGTGATAGTGATAGTACGGGCGCTAGTAACAATTCGTATTTTAGAGTTGGAACAGATGCAACACCAGAAATATCATTTTGGAATCCAAGTGAGGATGTCACTAATCAGATTTTACATGTGAAAAAACAGAGTTTAGAGCTTAAGAAAGCGGATGGTGGAGCAAATGCAGGTCAATCATTATTCAAGATATCTCAATCATCTGGCGTATCAACAATGTTAATGACTGGTGCAGCAAATGGTACGGCAGCAGCATCTAACAACTCAGTTTTTACAGTTAAGGGAAGAAAATCAGCTGCGCCGGCCGCTGGAGATGCAATGATTTTCCATTCTGCTGGTTCTGCTGTTGATGCTTCAGCGCCGGCTGCCAACGGTACTGGCGGAAACTACAGTTTTTATGCAGACTATCTTGGCTATATAGGTGGGAGAAATAGCAGCGGCAGACAAACATTAACACATAATAGTAGTGGATTTAAGTTATATACTGGTAGTGTCTCGGGCGACCCTGATTTTTTACATGTTGTCGGCAATACCTCAGCATCTACGGCCAAATCATTGACATTATCAACTGGTGGAGACACTGCTACTGCTAACGGTTATAAATTATTTACTGTAGGAAAGAAGAACACAACCGATAATAGTACTAGTAACACAACTGTGTTTGATGGTGATACCAATACGGAGTTCAATTTCGCACCTAATGTAAGTTTTGATGGAAACGTATCAATTAATGGTGAACTTGACACACAAAAGTTTGGTCTTGGTTCAGCTACTCCGGCAAGTTCGCAAAACCCCAATGTCGGTGCAGCAGGTTTCACACAAGGTACCACTGGTGCCGGCACTGTTGTTCAATCCACGAGTACATTTTCTGGAGGCAGTGGAAATGCTTACACAATAAGTGATATTGTAAGTGCTTTAAAAACCCTTGGTATTTTACAATAATTTCATAAAGTAATAAAATAAATACTATATGAAATATTAATCAAAACCAGGAGGATTTTTGGCAATAGTATGAACGATTTTCACAATCTTTTCAAATTTAGGTTTTATATAAGGACAATGTTGTATTCCATGATATGCAACAATAAATACAGCGGCAGAGGTAAGTTGTGAATATAGGCTCATTTAATATAAATAAAGACAAATGTTTTATATTATTTAAATGACAAGAAAAACAAAACGCTCAACTAGAAAGAAAAGTAAAGAAAGAGTCCCAAAAGCAATAAGAGAACAAACATGGTTGAAATCATTTGGAAAAGTATATGAACATAGTTGCTACATCAAATGGTGTGATAATAAGATAACAGTATTTGATTTTCATGTAGGTCATGATAAACCTGAAAGTAAAGGTGGAAAACTTAGAGTTGATAACCTAAAACCTATTTGTGCAAGATGTAATCTGTCTATGAGTAATAATTATACAATAAAAGAGTGGGAAAAATTAAATGACAAACCAAATGCGAAAAGTTGTTGTTGTTTTTGGTTTTGGTAAAAGTTATCATATAATCAATGAATGATTAAATGATATTTTAAAAGTAGTTTTTAAGCAACTTAGTTGCTGTATGCAAGACCTCCCATACCACTCATTACGCGGAACACGTTGTAGTTAGGGGCATAGACACGGACCTTAGCAGTCTTGGTTCCCTCAACAGTGGCGTTGGAGAGTACAAGCTGAAGTGTTGCGTTATCAATGCGTGAGAAGTTGCAGCTTCCAGATGGCTGGTGCTCCTCAGGGCGAAGTGCGAAGGAGTACACATTGATACCAGTGTCTGGGTTGCGTGTGTGGTGCTGGTATGGCTGCACAAGGTCGAAGTAGGTACCTTCGCGCTCAGAGAAGCGATCCTGTCCGTTAAGCTGAAGCTTAGCGGTAACAACAGGGTTCTCACCCCAGCAGTGCATGTCAAGAGCGGTCTCAGCAAGAACGAATGAACCTGCATCAGAGACACCAGACATGATTGAGTTTCCACCGTTGGCGAAACCACCGACACCACCAGCAACAGATGCAGATGGCCATGCGGCCTCAACACTGGATACCTCAGCGGCACCAGCATCAACGAAGAGGCCGGATGCACCAATGTATGAAGCAGCGGATGCACCAACACCATCCTCAGATGCGAATGCATGAAGAGCGTTAGGAAGAGCATCAACGGCATCAGTGTAGTTGAAAGGCTGAGCACCAAGAGTCTTGTAAAGAAGAGCACCGCCCTCAAGTGAGGAGCAGTAGTCAACGTTCTGGTCAGGCTGAACAACCCAGACAAGCTCCTTCACAGGGTGGTTGAAGTTAAGCTTGATCTTGTTGGATGAAGAACCGACGGACTCATCACCAGTGAACTGAAGCTGCTCAATGAGGTACTCGTGTGGGTTCTGTGCCATGCGGCGACGCTCATCGGTGTCAAGGAAGACATAATCGACGTAGAGTGAAGCAGCGACAAGAGACTGGTTGTAAGCACCAGATGTGGACTTAGCAGATCCACTGGCAGTGCCAAGGCTTGATACAGCCCACAAGCACTCATCGATAGGACGAATATCAAGGTTGATACGGACTTCGTGGTACTGAAGTGCGATCAAAGGAAGGGCAAGACCTGGGTTACGGCAGTACCAGAACTGGAATGGCACGTAAAGAGTGGTCTCAGGAAGGGCGTTGCGAGGAGCACACACCTGGCGAGGTGCATCACTATCGCAAGGTCCATCGACTGCGGCGAAGTCAGGATCTGTGATGTAGGTAAGCTGAGTAGTGTTACCAACCATCTTGTTGTATCCACGCTCCTGTTCTTTGGAGAGAGTGAGCTGATTCCAGATGTGCATCCAGTCACCGTACTGGCGATCGATACGCTGGCCACCAACCTCAACCTCAACCTGAGCGATCATCTGCTCACCTGGGAAATCCAACCAGCGGGCGTATTTTGCCAAGTTCTGGTTGATCTCAGGAAGAGTGACCTGAAGATATGTGCGGTAGGCAAGATCACCGTTACGTGCAAGGGTGCAAGTAACACGGCGACCGAAATCAGCCTGTCCGTTGAAAGTCTGCTCAATAGACTCCATTGCAAAGTTTGTGTGGCGACGGTAGGTCACCTTCCAGAAAGTAATCTGTGGGTTGCCCGTAAGATAAACATCTTGGGCACCATAAGCTACAAGTTGCATTAATCCACCTCCCATGGTATTATATTATTGCTAAAGAAAAAAATTTCTCAGAAATCTACCGAAAATCATTGAATTAACTTATCTAAACTAAAGTTTTTAACGATAAACTTCTTTAGATAGTCATCAGACAGTACCTCTTTTCGACCTTCATGTTTCTTAGTAAAGATATATCTATCGGTTTTCTTAACAACTTGCCATCCTTCATCCAAAGCATTGTATATAAATGCCATTTTTTGGAAATCTTGAAAATCAATATTATCTAAAGATATGCCATGATCAACGTGAATATCTGTTGGTTGAGAATATTCCATTTATTTAAAATTAGAAAAGTAAAGAAAAATTAAAACGATTTTATAAATACTTAATTAAACAGTAAACTAATAATGATTATATATCGGTATGCCAACTTTTAAGCCTAAGAGTAGTAAAACTATTCAAGTTTGTAGTAAGTCAACAACTACATTAGATAGCAAACATAGAGAGTTATTGGAAAAAATAACACAAGAAGAACAAGTAGAACTACCAAAATTAAGAAAAGAAAGAATCAATTTAAAAAAAATACTAAAGAAGGAAAAAAATATTGAAAAATCACTAGATTTACAAGATAAAATAGCAGATATTTCAAAAGAAATAAAGGCTATAAAAAAAGCAAGAAAAGAATACTATCTTGATAATTCTCAATATGTGTTCAAATACTTTGAAAATAAAAAGAATATTGCGGAAGGAAAGAATAAAACTAGAATGTTAAATCACTTTTTTAATATAGGAACCGATAAACCACAAGATAATAAAGATACCACCACAAATGTTCAGAAATATTTAGCTAACGTAGATGAAAACTTCCTAGACATGGATAATTTTATAGTATCAACTGATGTATGTCAAAAATGCCACAAAGGAGAATTAATAGCCATTGATCATGAAGGAATGTTAGTTTGTAATAATTGTTCTATAAGTGTACAGTTTTTAATTGAAAATGAGAAACCTTCTTATAAAGAGCCTCCAAAAGAAGTATGCTTTTATGCTTATAAAAGAATAAATCATTTTAGAGAGATTTTAGCTCAGTTTCAAGCAAAAGAAACAACACAAATACCCGATGAAGTACTTGAAAATATCAAGAATCAAATAAAAAAAGAAAGAATCAAATTAACTCAAATTACAAATAAGAGAGCAAAGGAGATTCTAAAAAAGCTAGGCTATAATAAATACTATGAACATATACCATTTATTAAAGATAAATTGGGTATAAAACCTCCTGTGATGTCTCCAGAATTAGAGGAAAGACTTTGCAGTTTATTTATGGATATACAAGCGCCATATGCAAAATATTGTCCTGAGGATAGAGTTAACTTTCTGAATTATTATTACACTGTATACAAACTTTGTGAGTTGTTAGGACAAGAACAGTTTTTGCCGTTTTTTCCAATGTTAAAAGATAGAGAAAAAAGGATAGAACAAGACGAGATCTGGAAGAAAATATGCTTAGAACTAGATTGGGAGTTTATTCCAACAATTTAAATAACTATTTCATCCGATATTTTAACATTATATGCAAAATATCGTTTTCTTCCATTTGCAGAACCTGACCATTCCTTATAATTTATATCAAACTTTACTGGTATAGTTTTAAAAGGTTCTACCAAAAATGGATAAATTAACTCCTCAACATCTTCTAATGGAGCATAATACTGTAATTTATTCTGAGTAATAATAGTTAATGCTTTTTTTCCATATGTTTTTATTTTACCTTTATTCATATATTATAGATTAACAACAAATTATTTATGATGAATATACATTTAAAAAATACAATTTAATTTTATCATAATGGACTTGCTAGATTTAGAAAATAAACTAAAAGAAATTGGTTCAGAATCAAGTTCTCTACCTAAAGAAAAAAGTTCTAACGTGATAACTCCAGTTAGTGTTACTAAAAAAATTAGTACAATTAGTGATGAAGATCTAGAAAACTATAGCGATAAGGTAATACCTTCATGGAATGATTTACAAACTATTTATGAAAGCAGATGGAGAAAAGAAAAAGAAAGGTTTCAGGCTCATTTAAAAGCCAATTTTACAGCATTAATAGAGAGATATGCTTCAGGAAAACAAGAATTATTTCAATTATGTGTTCCGGAAAGAAGGGAAAAACTTTATATTACAGCTTTTCTCGAATTATTTGAATCTGGATATGCTCCTCATGTTGGAGATACAGAACGAATTGCTAACAAAAGGGTACGAAAATTGTTAATTACATTACCCCATAACTATTGTAGTACATATTGAAAAATAAAACATGAAAGGAATTATGAAGAAAACTCATCTCTTAATCTATTTTTAAGTAACAGCAAATTATATTTGTTTTTTGTGATATCAATAATTCTCTCTTGGTTTTTTTTATAATCTTCTTCATTGCAATTTATAAATAAAAAATGATTTTGAGAAGTTGATATAATATAAAAATTATTAGTTACAACAGATGTAGATAAGTATTTAATTGCTTCTATTAAATCATCAAAATATAATATTTTATTTGGAAAACATTTGCAAAACATATCAAAATAATTATTATCTATAGTTGAAGCACTTTTAAAGTTCCATTTGTTCATATGATATTTGTATTAATATTAAAACAGATATCATTGATTAATCAATTACGAATAATTTACATTCGTGGGAAGCCAACAAGGTTAGCACCAATACCAAGACCAGCACCACTTCGTGCATTCACAGCCATTGAAGGAAGGTATGTGTCAAGGATGCTGAATGTAGCAGCAGCAGTTAGAGCAATAAGAGCGATTTCATCAAGATTGAGTGAGCGTTTTGGGATTGCGAAAGCTGCAATTGCAACCATCAAACCCTCAACGAGGTACTTAATAGCACGCTTAAGAAGTTCTCCAAGATCGATTCCCATTAGATCCATATCTATAGACTAATAACAGAAAAAAAAGTTTCATATAAATGAGGCTTAAAAGCTTCGCACATAGATAATTATATAATGTCAGGTATTTCTAATCCCCCACGCGGTGTTGTAAGCCGCTCAAATAATGATGGTTCAGTTAATCCTAAATATGTCGATGTTTTGGAAGAAGACAAGCCTGTTGCAGGACAAAAGTTTGTTTGTATTTCATTTATTTCCCCAGAAAAGATTCTAGAAGATAAAAATACCTTCTTTTTTAAGCAATTCCTAAAACAATGGGATATGAATAAATCTTTGGAAAAGTTCACCCACTTTCTTAGTTTCGTGTCTTTCAAACATAATATTTCTATGGATGTTCTTACTAGTGACATGCAAGAGTTTGTAAAAGAAGAGAAAGATAATTTGTTCACTACATCATTAGAAGATGAATATAAAACTTGGGTTGATAATAATGAAGATAAACTATCGGCTGAGTTTGATGAATCTAATCAATTCCAAACTAGTACACGTGGTGTAAAGATTCGCGGATCTTATCCAACCCAAGGTGAAGCAGAACTTCGTGCAAAGGTTCTGCGTGAAATGGATCCAAACCACGATGTTTTTGTAGGACCAGTTGGTATGTGGATGCCATATCATCCTGAAGCTTACAAGACTGGTCGAGTTGAATACCTTGAAGATGAACTTAATCAGCTTATGCATGAGAAAAATAAGAATGAAGCTAAGGCTAAGAAAGAGTTTGAGACTCGTGTTAAAGAAGCAAAGAAGAAGGCCATGGAAGATAATCAAAGAAAAGCACTTGAATCAGGAAATGTACTTACACAGACAATTGATAATGAAGGTAATCTTATTAGTGTTAAAGATGCAAGTACTCTTGATAATAAAATTGGAGGAGATGTTTCAGTCGCTGACATCCGTAAGGAGCTATTCGAAGATAAAAATGTTGTTATTGATAAAAACACTGATCATGGTCTAAGTGAACTAACTATCAATAAAGAACCAGAAGTTGCTGTAACTGAAGTAACAGATGATTCTGTCGTTGAAGGTGCAAGTAATGAATAATTAATTGTTAAAAATAAAAATTGAAAGCAATATTTAATATATATTTAAATTAAATATGGCTAAGAAGTGTAAGTTTAAAGATTGCAATAAAAAAATGACACCTGCTGAAAAGATAATAGGATTATGTAAATGCGGTAACACATATTGTAGTAAACATAGACATGATCATGATTGTACGTTTGATTATAAAGAAGCACTAGATAAAGAACAGTTTATCTCAGATAATAAGTGTGTTGCAAGTAAAATGGCTGGTGAAAAGATTTAATTTAGAATAAATAAAATAAGTTCATATTTTATAATGGGAAAATCTAGAACTATGACAGCAGGAGCTCGTTTAACTAGTAAAGTTAGTACAGCAGATGATAATTATGGTGATAAGAAAAATGGTGGCGCTTCAACTGTTGGAGTTATATTACCAACAAATAAAGCTTTGTCTGCTCGCGGTGTTAGAACACCATATCTTATTTGGAATAGAGGTGGTATGGTTATGGGTGGTGCAGGTATGCTACATGTTGCTGCAGCAAGAAGACCTGGTGGCTTCAAACTACAATGGCAATAAATTATTAATAATATTATAAAATATATAATATGATTAGGCACATTTTTCTAATAACAATAATATTTTTATTTATTATTTTGCTAGTATATTCTTTATATGAAGGACCATTTACACGTAATTTTTGTAATTTATATAAAGAAGATGGAGTAAATAAATATGCTAATCTCATAAAAAAATTGAACAGTAGAGATGTATGTTTATCAGAAATGGATAACGATTTTGATAAATATATATATTGGAAAAATGAATTGATTGGTGCTATTAAAGGTAATATTTTAGTTTTTAAAGGCAGTGATACTACTAAGGATATACTATATGACTTTACAACATCTCCTTATGCACTTCATAGGGGCAGAACCATTTCAAATATTCAACTTATTTACACTAATATTAAAGATGAATTAAAAGCATTATTATCATTGCATAAAATAAATATTATAACAGGATGGTCATTAGGATCAGTACTAGCTTGCATCACTGCACTGGATAATTATAATACTACAGATATTGAAAGAGTGGTACTTTTCGGATTTCCTAATATTTTTAGCGATAGATTCAAAGAGAGATATAATAGAGCATTAGGAGATAAAACAATTATTTATAATCATAATCTAGATATTTTTGCAAATATATTTGGTTATGGAAAACTAATAGGTCAAATAGATACAGTTAGATGGAAAAATGCACCATTAAAAGATATATATAAATTATTTACTAATGGATTAGGATTCTTTCATATGAGTTACTTTCAATAGTTACCATCTGTTTTTCTTTACACTAATTTTTGGACCTCTACCTCTTCTAGATGAATTAGGATCATAACTTTCTACTTCATCATCACTATCAAGATCTTTAGAAAGTTCCCAAAACTCTTTTGATCCAAGTTTAAACTGACCATGTGGATCAGCTTTATACCAGAAAATCTGATCATTTAATTTATTGCTCTTTGCATTGTTATTGATTACAAGACATTCATAATTTTCTGTGCATTGATCCATAATTTGAGCAAAACTTTCAAAAGTAGGAAACATACCTGCATAATTTTCCCAAATGATCTTTCTATTTTTGATGTATGGTTCCCTCAAAATAAAAACATAATCAATATTAGTTCTTAAATTGGGTGGAATACCAAGTGGATATTGCATAGTAATAATGAGCATAATTTTCCAATGACGTCCATTCATAAAAAGTAATCTCATCATTTTATCACGTGTCCAACTAGCATCATAAAGACAATCATCAAGAATAACAAATGCGCGTGGATCAATAGTGGTTTTTTTATATGTTTCCATTTCTTTCTTAACTTGCTTAAGTACTGTTTTTTGTCGCTTTAATATATTTTCTATAATAGCAGTATTGTACTCATCATGAATAAATAATTTGGGAACATGCTGACTATAAAAACCATTTCCAGCCTCTGTTCCAGATATAACTGTACCTATAGGGATATCTTGATGATAATATAACAAATCTCTTACTAAATAAGATTTACCTGTATCACGTCTACCAATTAATACCACAACTGGTCCTTTATTTTCATCAGGTCTAAAACTAATATTATTCATACTGAACTTACTAAGTTCTAACTCAGTGGACATTTAACAGATAAATAGAAAAATAAATAAATTATTAACCGCGGTTTTGAGTTTAAGACTAAACAAAATAAATATTATTGTTCTCTAATGGAGTTTACATATAAAAAGTCCAACAATAGCGATTTATTTAGCAAAATTACGGGCAAGGATAAGCTGGATATCGAAGATCCACAAAATTACATACCCATCTACACCAAGTTTTTTAACATGAGTGATAGCAATGCTGATAAAATGAACTTGAATAACACGCTTTCTTTAAACGAGATTAAAACAATGACTGGACATAATTCATGCAATGCCGATGTAATTGATAACGAAAACAATGTTGTAAATAAGAATATATTTTTCAAGTTTAGTCCTTTACTAGATCCAACTAAGTATATGATAGGAAAGTATGATTGTTCTGATAACTCAATGTTACAATTGCCTAAGTTTGGATTGAAAGTTGGTCATGCAAAAATTAATGATACGAATAATGCTGCATATGTAGATAGTTTTTTTACTTATTTGAGTAGTCAACTACTACACAATCATACTTTTCTACATTCTTTAGATTTTTACGGCTCTTTTTTAGGTAACAAAAACGATTTTCAAGTAAACATCGCAGATGAATTAGAATATTTAAATGACTCTGCATTCTTTCATAAGAATCGTGGTTCTCTTTTTTCAGTAGATAATAATTTTGCAAATGAAAGATTCAATTTTAATACACGAAACAATAAAGATAGAATAAAACTGTCTGATAAATTAGACGATGATCAAGTTTTACAATTAAGTGATATAGCAGACATTTCCGAATTGGATAGTATATTTATTTCATCTATTTCTACTGTAGATAATTCTGGTGCAAACCTTGTGTTTTCTTATGATATTTCATGTAATAATACACGCAAAACTGATGATAGTTCTAGTTGTTCATCTAGATCTTCTGATACAGAAAATGAAGATGATGAAGATGATGAAGATGATGAAGATGATGAAGATGATGAAGATGGAAGCAGTAGTGGGACAGATTATTCTACAGCATCAGAAGATATATTAATGGCTAGTATTAATCAATTTCCAGTACAAGTTATTGCTATGGAAAAATGTGAAGACACACTTGATAGTTTAATTGTTGAAAGTGAAGAAGATATGAAAGATGCTGAATGGGGTTCTATGATAATTCAAGTAATTATGACATTAATTGCATATCAACAATGTTTTAGTTTTACTCATAATGATTTACATACAAACAATATTATGTATATTCCTACAGAAAAGCAGTATCTTTATTATAAATGGGATGGGAAACACTATAAAGTACCTACATTTGGTAGATTGTATAAAATTATTGATTTTGGTAGAGCCATTTATAAGTTCAGAGGTAATGTAATTTGTAGTGATAGTTATCATCCAAAGGGGGATGCTGCCACACAATATAATTTTGAACCTTACTTTAATGAAAAGAAGCCTAGATTAGAACCAAATGCAAGTTTTGATTTATGCAGACTAGGCTGTTCTTTGTATGATTTTATAATTGATGATATAGAAGAAAATCCAAAGTCACCTCATACTGCTGCAAAAAGAATAATTATTGAATGGTGTAGAGATGATAAGGATAGAAATATTCTTTATAAAAATAATGGTGATGAGAGATATCCAGATTTCAAACTTTATAAAATGATTGCAAGAACTGTACATAAACATAGTCCATATGATGTAATAAAACAACCATATTTCTCAAGATATATTATTGGTAAAAAGAAAATTAACAAAAATGCAAAAATAATTAATATAGATAATTTACCAGATTACACTTAATAAATGTATAAGTATTTAATTTAAACTTAAAAAATACAAAATAAATATTATCAGAGGGCGACAATATTTATGTTTAAAAATGATACAAAACAGAACATGCAGTTAGTTTTAAAAAATAATATGAGAAAGAAAGTATTAGATGTAAGAAAAAAAGATGAATATGTAGATAGTTTACTTAGAATAACCGCATATAAAGAACATAATAAATTAATTCTTGATGAGTTCAGACATAGAATCCAAATATTAGACGAAAATTATAATAGTTATAAGTTTTGGAATGATGTAGCGCAAATATCAATCATTTTTTTTTCTACAATATCTTCTTTTGTTACAACAATTTATGAATTAGAAGAACTAGATCCTTATGAAATATTTGCATTAGTGGTAACTTGTTATACAACATTTATTCTAGCTTTGATGAAATATAAAAAGATAGAAGAGAGAAAAGAAGACTTGAATAATATTCGACATCAATGTGCTGATTTTTTAACAAGTATACAAACAAGAAATGATAAACTTAATACATGGTGTTGCGATAAAATGTGGGCAGGCGGAGATATAAAGGAGATAAGTGATGAATGGAAAGAGGAAGATAAAAAATTGCATGAAGAACTAATGCCTCTAATAGAAAAGAAGCAAGAATTAACATGTGAGTTTGAGAAAATAATAGACACAAAAACAGTAAAGAAATTATTGAAAATAATTCGAGAGAGAAATATAAAAGATAAGGTACATTTAATAAAAATAACTAGAAAAGAAGATGAATTAGATAATGAAGCAACTGAAATTGAAGCAAGAAAGAAACAGTTGGCAAATGATTTATTTTATCAAGATGATAGTAGTAGTGATGTAACTGTTCCTGATAGACCAATGATATCAATGAGAGGAGGAAATAGAAATAAGGTAATTGATGAATCAGCGGTTACTAGTAATTTTGTAGTTAATGAACCACACAATCAATAAATAGTTATATTCATATTATTTATTGAATTAAAAATCTGCTTTACCTATGAAGACATTTGTAGGAGATTGTTTATTTACAGTTTCACCCACCTGTTCAATAATAAATAAACCAATTACCGTACTCACATAAACCATGAGACTATCTCGAATAACATTTTTCATAGCAATCTCTTCTTCCTTAAGAATGTATTTTTTCTCAATAAACTTGCTAATAGCAAAAATTATTGCTACAGCAGCAGCTACAACAAAATGACTTTGTTCCATTAATAAGAATTGTTAAAAACTAATTTATTTATTAACGCAATTAAGATAGTGTTTCAATTTCAAGCTGTGGGACATCAGCTACTTTTACGCTTCTGTTTAGATCATTAATGTCAGCTAACTCAAGTTTCACTTCTTGCCCAATTTTCAAAGGCATGTCATCATCGTCATCATCATCCCATTCAGCTTCTTCGGCTTTTCGTCTTTCTTGTGCTTCTTTTGCAATTTTTTCAAGACGTTCTACAGTTTTTGGTGCATCAACTTGCTCTTCAGAACCATCAACAGAAACAGCTGTATCTACATCTGAGAAGGCGATTTTCTCTGGAATATCAGAAACAGATAGTTTTACATTTTCAGTCAAAGCTTCTGTGTCTACTTTAATTTTTGGAGTTTCGGTGGCAACACTGCTATTTGTTGAAGCAGCATCGGCAGAGGAAGAAGCATCAGCGGTTTCAGCACCATTAGTTTCTTTTTTAGCTTTTTCTACTTCTTCCTGAATTGCTGCCTGGATTTCCTCTTTTGTTGGTTCTGGTGCAGGTTTCTCAATAACTTCTTCTTTAACTTCTACTTCTTCTTCTTCTGTTTCTCCTATATAAGAACGAAGAATATCTTCAACTGGCATGGTGTCACGAATAGTTTCCATAATACACTCTTTGATAATCACTTCAAGTTCACGGTTATGTTTTTGAATCTGAAGAGGTGCTATACCTTTTTCAAACAAATAAACATTTGTGTATACTTTTCTAGCAACAGTATTATAAACCTTATGAACAAAATTATCTACAGAAGGAATTACTATATCAATTTTTTTCTGTTTCTGACCAACACGAATACATGTAAGTGCTTTTAATTGAATAATATGAACACAGCTAATAAGATCTTCAAGATATCCACAACTAGATACCTCGATAATTCTTTTTCTTTCTGTTTCAATAATTTCTGGGTTCCATTTTGGAACACGACTTAAAAATGTTTGAAAGGTAAGAAGATACTTATCTAATTCGTCATTTTCTTCACAAAGGCTACATGCTTCGTCGAAAATTGATTTCAAACCTTGAATAACAGCTGGAGTAAAAATGCTAACTAATCTAGCACACCACTCATTTTTGGATTCAGTCAAACTACTCAACGTATAATCATCCATTATTATTAAATGAAGTGCATATTTTCTAAACTATGATTAGAACGTATTAATAAAATGTTTAAAATAAAGATCATAAATAATTTTTCATTTCTAAACTCTTTCTTAACTTTATGAATAAAGACTAAACATTTATACTTTACTGTTTCATCTAAACTTTTATCCAACTCAATATAATTAATTAAATCCAAACCAGAAATACCTTTTTCATACATATTATTTGCTAGCTTCATTAATGTAGAATATTTGTGATTTTTTAAATTATTAATTTGCTTCTTAATCCAATTATATATACATTTTTCCTCCGTTGTAATACCGAATGTTTCATTTATTATATATTGATGTAGATTCATGCGTTTACCATCTATTAAAGGCTCTTGAATAAATATTTCACAAAATCTAGAGAGAATTGGTTTAAGAAGTTTGTATTTATCTTCTACTATAATGAAAAATCTTGTAGAATGACTGAATAGTTCAATACATCTTCGCAGAGCAGATTGTGCATCGCTTGTTAAACTGTCAGCATTTTCCAATATAATAGATTTGAAATTATTATTACTTTCGTATGTAATATTAGTTTTGGCAAAGAACTTTAAATCTTCCCTAACAAACTTGATACCTTTACCATGTGCACAATTAACATTTAAAACATAATTTCTAATTAATTCCTTATCATTATCATAAATCTTGTTTATAAAATTATGAACAATAGTTCTTTTTCCACTACCATTGCCTCCATGAAAGATAAGATTTGGTATTTTATTATTTTTAATAAAAAAATCTAATTTCTTGTAAATATCATTATGAATGTCTAATGTCATTTACAGTAGTTTAAGTGAAGTATTTAATTATTTTTAAGCCCAACTATTTAAACTTTGAGTATACGGATTATTTTTGAATGCAGTGAGAAGATCTGGATTTAACCGATCATTATTTCTTGCCTCACTATATTGCTGTTTTCCAGAAAGATTACCGTATGTTTGTGTACTATGACCTCCTGCAATTGTTGCACCGCCAGCAAATGCTCTATTATTATTTCTATCAGCATCTCTTCTACCAATAGCAATGTTCATATTATTGTTATGAGTTGAACTTACACCATGATTTGTATGACTTGTATGAACCTTATTTGCATTATTTCGCTGATTATATTCAGCAGCATAGCTTTTAGAGTTATATGCGGCTGCAGGACCAGCTTGACCATTATATGACACATTAGTGGTATCTCTTTCTTGTCCATATGATTGATGTTTTGTAACTTTGTAAGCATCCCCAGTAGCTATACCATCAACATTAAGATGATTGTTGTCTAACAAATCTCCAGTCTGCTCTCTAATAGTAGTTCTTACACGATCAGCTGGATCATAAATGCGAGGTTTTGTAATAAGATTCTGAACATTTCCGTTAGGTCTTATATTACCAATAACATTCTCTTTCCTTGTTGGTCTTAAGATATCAAGAAGCGGTGCAACAGCAGCTTTAATCATTCCTTGAACGCCTCCAAAATCATCTGCTTGGCGTGTAGTTGTACGGTTATTACACAATGCTTGGTAACTTCCATTACCATAATCTCCTGTTGATGGTGCGGATTTATGAATTGCAGAAGCTGTACCATGTAAAGGGGCATCTAGTTGCTGTCTAAGAATAGGTTTGCTTTCACCAACAACATATGTGGCTTTACTATCAACATCTGCACCAGTACCAAAATATTCGCTTGTAGTTTCTGGACGATTCTGATGCTGTAATACTTCAATTCCTCTTGCAGTTTGCTTCTTTTCAATACCAGTAGTAGTAAACCATCTAGAAGGCCCAACTGTATAATCTGTATCAGGTCTATTTTTTTCAACTCTGCCTTGATGTTTTACATGTCCATAGTCCTTAATGTAAGATGTAGCTGGACCCTGATGACCATCTAATCCAAAAGTCATTTTAGGATTAGTATCAACACGTAATTCATTAACTGTTTTAGGTAACCATGCATTTCTATCCTCTACTGCTGCATTATATCCGCTACCACTCCCTTCAGTTGTGTATCCTAAACCCAGACCAGGTGCAACCTTTTCTTCATCCCATGGTTTAATATTAGACATCTTTGTACTAGGATTTTGTCTAGAAAGATAAAAATCATTCATATTAGGCATGCCATTTGCCCAAGACATATTTTGTTGAGGTTTAAATAAAGGTGCCTGCTCACGTTTCCTCATATATTGAGATCCTGCGCCTTGCATATTATCTAGTCTAGCCTCAGCTGTATTATGATTTGCGCGAGATCCTTTCACTCTAGCACCAAAAAATGGTTGCATGTTATTGTGCTTAAAGTCCTTCTTGTTAATCATCTCTCCAGTTAATCCCATTACAGGTTGTGTAGATCCACCTACACTATTTGGTGGGTTTTTTCGCTCGACTCTTTCAACAACACCTTGGCTAAAGTATTTATCAGTTGCTTGATTGGGATTTTTATATGCTTTAACGTTTGCAGATGTCACAGGTGTTTGTTTTGGAAAATTAATAGTTTTTGCTGGTGGTACTACATTAGGTAACATATTTTGATGCTTACCCATATTTTCATATCCTTCCATTTTATTATCATTATCTTGATTAGATATAACATACATACTTCCTAGAGCTATTAAAGGAATTGCTATTTCTGCCATATATATAAACACGATAAGATTATTATTTATAACTTTTTACAAGATAAATAATAATTCATTAAAAAGTACCACATACACCTAGTTTATTGCAAGATTTTGTCATTTTTGCCTGACTATTAAATGGTGCAGTATTTAAATTACCTGGTTCATTAAATAAACATTTCGGTGGACGAGGTTTGAAGTAATCTCTCTCCAAAAGACGTGTATTTAGATTATTTTGAAATGGAATGCATGTATTTTCTTGTGGATTTAAGGGCAATATAGAGAAATTATTTTGCTCTAAATCTTTGTATAACCATGCGGGATGCGTCGCTCTTGACTGATTTGTTGTTGGTTGACAAACAGGATATTGGATTGGCTTAGATACGAAAGTATTTGTTTTGTAGTTCTCTCCATCAAATCCATTTAGCTTTTTTGTTCTACCTTGAAGTTCGCTTTCAAGATTGATAGTATTTGTTTGTAAATTAGCACCCCATTTTTGAAGTCTAATGAAAGGATCTTCCATGAAACATGGCTTTGGTCCATTACCTGGAACATCCAACATATACCTTCCTGGTCCAGTAGACTCTTGTAGTTGTTTATGTATTCTGCATGGGTCATCATGAAAACGTGTAAAAGACATTTGTATATATGTTATCATTAGAAAAATATTCTTCTAAATCGGTTTTAAGATTTAGCTTTTTAAAAAAGTAAAATGAGTAAGCATTACAACTTAACATTATGTATGATTGTAAAAAATGAATCTAAAAATATTGAAGAGACTCTTGTAAACATAGTTGACAACTTTAATATTGATTATTGGGTTATTTCTGATACTGGCTCTACAGATAATACTATTGATATTATTACAAAAACATTTCAAAAACTAAGTATTCCTGGTAGATTTCATAACAAAGACTGGAAAGATTTCTCTACAAATAGAAATTATGTAATAGAAGAAGCAGAAAATATTTCTAATTATCTTCTTTTCTTTGATGCAGATGACAAAGTACATGGTAACTTTAACTTGCCTGAATTAAAAGAAGACTGTTATATGTTAAAGTTTGGTCCTTCATTTATTTGGCATAGAATATTTATTGTTAAAACTAATAATAAGTGGAGATACAAAGGCATTTTACATGAATATATTACTTGTGATAATCCTAGTTTTTCTAGAATGACTATAACTGGATCTTATTATATTGTTCCTGGTACACATGGCTGTAGAAGTAAAGATCCTAATAAATATTTTAATGATGGCCTAGTTTTTGAAAAAGCTATTATTGAAGGAAACACTTCAAAAGAACTTGTTGCAAGATATACTTATTATTGTGCTCAAAGCTATAAAGATGCACGTAGAATGGATAGAGCTATAGAGTTCTACAAAAAAACGATTGAGTTAGATGGCTGGGTTCAAGAAAAATATATTGCGTGTAAGGTATTAGGAGACTATTATAAAAAACAAGATCTTAAAAAAGCCATTAGCTACTATACAAAAAGTAGGACATTTGATCCTACGCGCGTTGATTGTATTATGGAATTAGCAAATATGTTTTCAGATGAAAAATTAAAACTCAATATTTTAACAAGCATTCCTTCACACTCAGTTGCAGATCCTAAATCTGAAAATTATTTATTTATTGATATGCTAACACATAACGTATATTATTTTAATACAGTTATTATCCTGGCATATAAAATGGGTGAAATTAAAATTGTTTGTGATTATCTTACTGAACAATTAAAAAGGTTTAAAACTCTTCCAGAACCGCATCTTAAATCTGCTTTAAATAATGTTAATCTTTGTTTAAGTAATCATATACACGATGGATTGTTGGATCTTTTTTCTCAAGCTAATCGCATTTTGTTTTCTAATACTGTTAATTATCCCAATACTATCGGATTACATTATCTTGGTAGAGAAAAATTATATGATATAGTCTGTAAGAGAACTTCTTTACCATTTTCTGCATATTCTTTTAATGCAAGTAAATCATTGGTTGTACTTTTCTCTGCTAATAACGCAAGTGACTTCAAAAATACCTTTTTTTCATTTATTAAATGCTATGAAGATCATAATTATGTAGAAGACTATTTTGTAATTTGCGATATTAAAACTAGAGGTAATATTTTAAAAATGTTCCCTGAATTAAGTTTTATTAAACATGCTCCATCTAAAGAAAATATTGCTATTCATAGTTATTCATACTCTATACATCTAGATTGTAAGTATTATTTCTGTCATAAAGAAAAATACACTAATGCATTTGTAAGTAAATTATCTAATAGCGAGTCAAGTAAAGTGCTTTTATCTAATAAATCGAGTAATAATTATTTTGAAGTTAATCACACAAGATATCCAAATAAAAGTATTTCTCTCAGTTTCAATATTATATCTGATTACAAAAATAATAATGAATTAATAGAACTTGATATTAGTAATATAAATCTTTCTTAGCCACAGTAATAACTTACTGATTCATATACTTCCTTTGCAGATGGACTGTTATAATCAGGTGGATTACTTACAACAATAGGTAATTTTTTATCTAAACACCAATCTACTGATAAACTTACAAGATAAGTAAGAGTATTCAAGAACTTTTCACTAATAACACTTGATCCCAAAGATTCAACATTTGTCATAAGAGTATTGTGATCGAATATTTTGTCTTGTGTAATATGCTTTATAATTAGTTCACACAAACTAATTATATTATTAACAGAACTATCATTTATACCGTGCTGTTCTAGTCCTTGTTCGAGTGCTCTATGAACCCAATATATGTCACTTAGAGTTTGAATAACAAGATTTATAGGTTGACTTCTAATATTTCTAATCATACCACTATTCATTCTTACTTTATTACCCCAAGTTTTATACATTTTAACTACATTTATAACAAAATTATTATCATTTGTAGTATCGCTGCCAATTTTTACTATTACTTCGCTATAATTTCCTGCAATAGGACCCAGAAATATGTGATATTGAGTTGCCATAGTTATGTTTAATTATTTACTATTGCTTTTTATGTCTTTCAATTTTATAAATAAAGTTAAATTGTAATGTTACAAGCTGTTTTAAAAATCATCCCGGTTACGATATATGGATCCATATTTGATGCTGGTCTTCTATCTTCAAAATATCCTTTTCCATTTTTTACTGTATCATTTCCTATTCTAATTGAAGTATTTCTTGTACCATATCCATATGTAAACTGATGAAATGATGAGGTTTCATGCAGACCGGTCATTCTATTAATATTATTTTTACCAAAATGCTTGATATGTTCACTATGTTTATTCTGTAAAAGGGCGATCGCATTTAAAATTATTTGTAAACCACCAGCTTCACGCATCTTTTGTGTACTAAAATTTGTGTGACATCCGGACCCATTTATAGTATCAACAACTTTTGGTTCCCAGGATATTGACTTGCCGTGTTCTTCTGCTATTCTTTCTAAAAAATATCTTGACATCATCAACTCATCTGCTGCACGTATTCCTTCACATGGTCCTATTTGATATTCCCATTGACCAGGTACTACTTCAGCATTCATTCCAGAAACAGTTAGTCCTGCTCTCAAACAATATTGTAAATGCTGTTCTGCAATATTCCTACCATATTTAGTTCCCATTTTACAGTAAAACTCATTTCCATTAGGTATTTGAGTAAAATCTCTTGCTTCGCATCCCATGACATTCCTTGGTTTTGGATCAATTATAAAATATTCTTGTTCAATTCCAAACCATGGCTTTTCATCACACCCTTTATCAAATACTAGTTTTGAATAACAACGAGTATTATTTGACAAGGCAATTCCTTCTTTATATGTTTCACATAATACAGTTACACCTCTTTCTCTGAATGGATCTCTCACCATAAAAACTGGTTTAATAACAACTTCTGTTTGTCCATTACCATCTGCTTGTCCACATGAACTACCATCATAGTTCCATTCTGGAACATATTCAACACTTGGTATGTTTTTTAATATTCTAGTTTTCCAACGAAATCTATTATTAGCATCAAGCCAAACATAATCTACTGGTATCGGTGTGAGCGCTGACATGTAATTCTTAAATGATATCTAACGCTATATTTAAACACTTTAGTTATCATTTATTGTCACTGTATCCAAATACTTTTTTAATACAAGGTTCTCTATAATAGCTTCTTTTCTTTCATCTAAAAATTGTTCTATAAAGTTATTAGCATTATTAATTATCTCTTTACATTTTTCTTGATTATTATTTGCCCATGTTATTTGTTGGTCTACATCTGAAAAATCATCTTTTAATGGAATATAATGGACATATGGTTCTAGTGTATCTTCCATTGCCCAAGAGACACATGTAGGTTTTCTCATAAATACAACACTATTACTATATAGTTGCCATTTTAATCCACTTGCAACATCATTTCCTTCTAATGATAGGAGATATTTGTATTTCAGTATTTTATCTACACTCATCATCTGCTTTTTAAACTGAGGATAATGATACTCTTTAATTCCTTGACAAAATGTTGTAAATCCTACATCACAATTTTTATTATTGTGACATTGTTTTACAGCAAGTAATCTATTATCATTAAAATGTGAATGGTGAAACTCTCCAGTAGTTGCTCCTCGCCAAATTAAAATATTTTTCTTTGATTCAAATGGTATATCCATAGATTTTACATTATTAATAGGTAACCAATGTCTATTGTTAGATAGTTTTAATATTACACCATTCTTACTATCACATTTTCTGGCTTTTGTAATATAAAACATATTATCTCCATCAACAATCTCTGTTTGATCTCCCCATCTAAACAATAATATCTTGTCTATGTATTTATTAAAATAAATATCTTTACCTGCTATATTAATAATAGGAGGACCATATAATCTAAAATTATCATGTTGATGGTTACAGTGTAATAATATATTTCTCAAAGTAATACCTTTTAATATATTTGGTGGAAAGTATTCTGTATCACTAATTATATCATTGTAAGAAACAGAAACATTATTTTTATCATAAAGAGAACCTAGATAATATCTAACACGTTTTTCAATGTTATCCATAATACTTTTATTTAAAAATTATCTTTAATAGAATTGTTGCTGCAATTGATTATTTGTTGAATAAACCTTGATATGTAAATCTTTGTGCTTTTTTAATATATCCAAAACTATTGGATATCTGTCTATATTTGTACCAGATAATCCTGATGCACCACAATGCAATGCATCGGTTTGATTTCCATATTCAAGGATACTTTTATTACTCCACAAATCTTGTATTGAGTGTTTTCCTGGATAACTAACAACATTCATTGGTATATTGTGTTTGCTATAATAATTACTGAAAATGACATCATCTGACAATAAACATTGTTTCATTTCTTTACCAGAAGTATACTTCTCTATATATGGTAAAAAATCTTCTTCAAATATTGATAGTGGTACACATACTGATGCATATCCTTCCACAATACTAACATCATCATTGTGTTTTCTTTGGCCTGCTAATCTAATTTTATTTTCATGCATCACAAAATGAAAACCACCACCGCAAAGTACTCTTGGTGTTTTATTTAACATAAACAAAAAGTTCAATACATTTATCATATCTGGTCTATATTCAATATCATCATCTAAATAAACAATATATGTATCATCTTTATCATAATCATTATCAATTAGATATTTAATTGTTGGTACTAGTTTTGTTGCCGGTCCATAATCCTTTTCAACTACATTTATAGTAACAGATTTACTAACAAAATCAGGTATTATGTATTTTTCACCAGTTCTAGGAAAAACATGTGGTATATTTAACAAAAAAAGGTCAACTGGTTTTGTTTGTGTTATTATACTATCTATCATAGGTTTAATCTTACTAATTCTAGACGGACTCGTTGTAAATGAAACTACGAACTTCATTAATATTATTATTTAAAAGTATTATCTTTATTACTATTATTCGTAAAAAATATCATGGTTTATTTACCATGTATTATTTCTGATAAGATTATTTTAGATAGTATTATTTTAACTAGAAATGATGATGGTTGGAGAGAAATTAATATGCTAATTAAATGTGGATGCACATATGTTAAAAAGACAAAGTTAACAGATGTGAATTATTCTATTGTTAAACGAGTAACTAGTTTTTATAGCAATGATAAGCCTATATTTAATTGGGCTTCAAAAAGATCGTCTTTATTTCATCAACCATTATATATCTATGGAAATCCATTGCCTAGCTATAATATTATTTAATATATGATTAAATATACTCACATTTTAATGCTTCCCATTCAAAACTATTTTTTCTTACTAACTTGAATGGTTTTCCACAACCATATATTTTACCCTCTTTAGCCAAACAATCACATATCTCTTTAGAAGAATGAGGATCTATTTGTTTACCCGTCTCTTTTAATACACCATGTCTGAAGATTGCACAATTTATTTCTTTTTGATTAACAACAACAATCAATTTACAATGTGGGCAATTTGTGATTATACTGCTCTCTTTCTTCTCTATTTTACTCATTATATTATATTGTAATATAATATATTATGGTATTAGTAAGATCTCTTAGTGTATTTTCTGGCAATGATTTTCATAAAATGTTAAAAGAAGGATTAGCCAATAAAAGAACAACTATGTTTTTTATCCTTCAAGTAATGATGGCACTTATTTTCGCTGTACTATACTATTGCTCTGTTATATTTGATCAAAAAGTTTTTGGTACAAAATTAGAGAAAGACGACATGCAAGCAAATATATTCGAAGCATTGCATTTTAGTCTTATAACACAAACAACTGTTGGTTATAGCGGAGGTTATACATACTTATCAGAATCAGGTAAAGTAGTTAACTTTTTACATCTATTCTCTATGTTAGCAGTTTTGATATTGGTATAATTTATATATTCGTTTATTATAAATATATAAATGAAAAATACGCGAAAAATTAAAAAGAAGAAAAGTAAAAGGAAAACAAGAAGGAAAAGATTTTTGTATAATCCTGATAATCCAAAAAAAAGTTTTGATGTTTATATTGATAAAAATCCGAAGGATACTATACATATTAAATATACCACTATAGATGATGTAAAAAATACTATAAAAAAATTAGAACGCCTTTATAAAAAGGGCAAATATTCACATAAAAGAATATGGCAGGTTGGAATGATAATGAAAGTTAGACTCGAGGCTATAAAGAAACATAAGACTAGAAAATATAAAAAAGCAAAGAATGTTGTATCTAGATATAAATTAGCAAATCGTTATTTCAAGTTCTTAGGTAGAAGAACTAAAACCATTAAAAAGAACAGGAAAAAACTAAAGTTTAGTGTTTGAAAAATTATCAACAAGATCTCTAATTTTTACTAACCAGTCATCATATCTATAATTTTTTAAATACCAATTTCTAGCATTCTTAGATAATGTTTCTCTATTTTCCCATGCATATAATAACTTACTTCTAACATATTCTTCATCATTGTTTCGTTGCCAATCTAATTTAACAAAACAATCTTCTGGTACATCTTTATAAAATAACCCTACATTTGATGCGACAATTGGAAGACCACATGCTAAAGCATCTAATGTAGCATATGCATTACCTTCACTATTTGATATTTGCAAAAATATATCAGCACTATTATATATTTCTTGTTTTTTGCGTGTAAACTCATTAAGATGTTCTTCTGTTAAACTCAATGGTTTAATATCTAGTTGTTTGAAAGTAAAATCTT